TTGAAACTATTGATGAATTGAGTGCTCAAACATACTATAACGCAGCCGATAAAGCCAATAGAAAAGCAGAAGAATTAAGAAATACTGATACCTTTACTGGTCATTCAGCAGCTGCTGAATATCAAAGACAAGCTAATAAATTTAAAGAGAAAGCTGTTCGATCGGAATTACCTAAATCAAAACAAAGAAAAATCAATTATGAAGAAGTTGAAACTATTGAAGAAAAGCTAATTGGTAATCAAACAAAATTAGACAAAAACAAAAATGGTCGTCTTGATAAAAAAGATTTCGAGCTTCTTGGAAAAAAGAAAATGATGGAAGGTAAATGCCCAGAATGTGGTATGAACCCTTGCAAGTGTGGTCCTCATGTAAAAGAAGAAATTGAAGTTAGTGAAGGTAAGCGTGGTCTTTGGGATAATATCCATGCAAAGCAAGAACGCATTAAGCGTGGCTCTGGTGAACATATGCGTAAGCCTGGATCAAAAGGTGCACCAACTTCTGCTGCACTTAAAAATTCTCAAAATGAAGAAGCCGAGTCAGTTGATGAAGCTGGTCCATTTGCTAAAAAAGTTTTAGCTGGTTCAATGAAAGGCTATCATGACTCACGTAAAGGTCAAGCGCCAATTGACAGCTGGGAAAAAAATGCACCTGCAAAGCGTACAGCTGAAGTTGAAAAAAGATCAGCATCGTTAAAGAAGGTTAAGGTTCCAGGCGTTCAAATGGAAGGTTTATTTTCTGATGAAGAATTAGAACATCTAGCTTCTTTTGATGAATCAGCAGTTGCTCCACAAACTGATAAAGATTCAGCTGACGTTGGTCAAGTTCCTTCATCTGCTATCCTTGATGAATCAGGAAAAAAGAAAATGGGTCGCCCATCAAAAGCAGAAAAAGATGCTGACAATCCAAATGTAGGTATGGGTCGTGATCCTCGCCAGCATATTCAGGTTCAAGCTGGTCGTGCCATGGCAGGTGTTCCTGTTGATTTCAAACACGATAATGGTGATGTAAGTAAACTTACTGCACCAATGGGTAGAAAGATCGTTTCTCATCTAGCTGATCTTAAACCAGCTGACCGTCAATCAGCTGTTGCAAAGATGCATGCATCTGCTGAAGGTTTAAAGGTCTAATGCCATTAATTACTGGTAACATAACGATAGTTGGGCAGGAGAAGGTTTCTTCTCCTGTACAGCATGTTGATCCGCCAGTAAATAATGCATTTTTTGAAAAAATAAAATTAACGAATGAACCAAAAGTTGTAGTTATTCAGGATAATAAACCATTACCTGAACCTGAGATTAAAATTGCTCCTGTGTCTGTAAAAAAAGTCGCTCCTGCAAAAGCTAAAACAAATATACAGTTAGAACCTAGACCAGTAATTGATCCTGAACATGAGCTTTTAAATATTGGTGGTAAAGTAGATCGTCAGCATTCTACCTATTTGGTCGATATGTTAACCTAGTAATCAATTAATATAAATACAAAAAAGAAATTCTTAGGAGGAATAATAAAATGGCACAATGGGGTAGAAACGATCAAGCTGTAACTGCTAATAGCAGCACTACAAAAGAAACATCTAATGGTGCGCCAATTGGTACTTACGCTCTCATTAATGGCGGTAGTACTTCGAATATTGCAACTGTTGCAGTTCCGCACACACCGAATGGTCATTTCGGTAATACATCTTCAGGTTCTCGTGCATCTGTTGATTCTGGTATGTATGTTAATACTACCATTAATGCATTTAGACAAGATCAGGCTGTAGGCGTATTTGGTCTTGACCCAACTGAAATGTCTTATACTACTGGTTCAACAAATGGTATTTTCCGTGTTACATCAGGCGGTACTGGATACGGCGCAAATGCTGCAGTAACTCTTAGCTTCTCTAATGGTTATTCAAACGGTTCAGCTGCTAACTCAACTGTTGGTACAACAGGTACTAGTGCTGGTCGTGTTACTGCTCTAACATCAAATCAAACAATTGTTAATATTGCATTGAAGCCAACTCTTACAATTGCTGCTCCTGCTGCAATTAATATTACTGCAAACTCCGTTGGTTTCTCAAATACATCAGATACTATTGTTGTTGCTACTGCTAACTCAAAGTGGCAGGTTGGTGATCGTCTATATTACGGCGTTCCTACATCAAATACACCAATTGCTCCACTTACTGGCAATACATACTACTACGTATCATTTGCTAATACATCGACAATTGCTCTTTCAACAACAGCTACTGGTGCCAATATTGACATCACAGATGCTAGAACTACAGCAACTGGCGAAGTTCATACTATTCAAGGAACAACAGCTACTGGTCTTTTAATTCCATCGGGAGCTAAGTTCAATGGTGCTGCTCACGCTGGTTGGGTTGTTCGTACTGAAGGTACTGGTGGTCGTGCTGGTCGTGTTCAGTTCGAAACTCTTGTAGCTATGGGTTCACTTGGTCAAACTGACGCTAAGTACGGTACAGCTGCAACAACTGCTGACGGTGCGGACGATAACATATTCCACGACTCCTGATAGATAGGGGTTTAAGTAATGACTGATAATTCGCTAAAGGTATCACAGTTACCTACAGCTGCTAACGTAGCACCCACTGATCGGGTGCTACTACTTTACAATGCATCAGGTAATACATCTATTAACAGTGGTAACTCATCTGTTAGAACAGTAAACGTATCAACACTTGTAGCAAGTAATAATTCAAAAACTGCTAATGGATATGTATTTCTTGCAAATGGTGTATTACATCAATGGGGTGCAGTTTTAGCTAATACAACAACTGGGAATGCTACTTTTTCAATAGCATTCCCAACAGCATGTCAATCTGTTGTATTGTCAGTAATAGGTTCTTCTAATGTTGCATATCAAGCAGCTTCGCCTAATACTACTGTTGCTACAATTAGAACTACATCAACGACTACAGGCGTAAATGTACAATACCAAGCAATAGGGTATTAAAAATAAAGATTAATAATGAATGAACAATTGACTGATAAGAATTTTTTGTTATTTTGCGCTGCTAATTATGATAATCCTCAGTATTATTCAACTGAAGATTTTTATGAAGATTTAAACAGAATCAAATATATTAAAAAATTGATTACAAGATATATTGAAAGCGGTGATCTTAAAGAAAGATTGATACTTAATCATATTATTGTTTTAAATAATTGTTTTGGTGCTGAGGTTTTATGTAGAATACTTTATTTGAAGTTAAAAAATCAAATGAAGTACATAAAACCTTTTCTTGTTTTGCTAGAAGTGATTCCAGAAAAGATATATAATGTAGGTGATGATAAAATAATAGATACTAATCTTATTGAAATGGACAGTAAGATAGTTGCAAAGTTAAGGAAAGTATAATGGAAGCTTCTATAAAAGATATTAAAAAATTTATAGATTTTGCAGCTAAAAAGCTCAAGCTAACATCTATGCCAAAAATCCATTTTGTCGGTAAATCCGAAAACATCAGAAATGCATTTGGTCATTTCCTAGCCTCTGGTAAAGGCAATACTATCTCTGTAAGAATTACTGATCGTCATCCAATTGACGTTATGCGTACAATCGCTCACGAATTAATCCATTATAAGCAAAGAGTTCATGGCGTATCTTCTTCTGAACAAATGAAAGAAGATGAAGCCAATGCACTTGCAGGTAGAATTATGAGAGAATTTGATACAACTCATCCAGAAGTTTTTAAGGATATGCCAATTATGAAATTAAGAGAAGATGGTGTAGCCGCTATGGGTGGTGCTGTTAATAATATCGGCGACGGTAATATAGCTAAATTCGATCCTATACTTGGTGGTAATAAAAAGAAAATACCGATGATTAAAAGAAGAAATCCATCAGATCCAGTTGCTGAAGACAATGTAATATCCTCATTGCTTGGTGGTAATATTTCTGGTCGTACAACAGCAAAGAGTATTCTAGGTGGCAAAAAACTTCGTGATATCACTAGACACGAAAAAAATCAAGAACGCAGAGCTGACACGAGAAACTCATGACTGAAGAAACGTATAGAATCAGCCGCATAGAAAATACACTAGAGAAACTCGCAGAAATTTCTAGTGATTTAAATAAAATAATCGCTGTTCACGAACAGCGTCTTGGTCAAGTTGATAAAAACCAAGATTATATAGAAAATATGTTAGAATCACGTAGATTACAAACGGATAAACAAATTGATGAAGTATATAATACAATGAGAGATCAAGACAACAATATAATTCAACAATTAAATAAAATGCGCGAAGAATCATCTGCGCAACATGCAATACTTTCCGAAAAAATTAGTAAAATGGAAAAGATGACATGGATGTATGTCGGTGCATTCTCTGTTATTTCGTTCATAATTGCAAATGGTGATCATATCATAAAGATATTCGTAAAATAATTGTTGCCTTTTTCGATAAAGACGGTATAATAGTATTGTCGCTTTTGAATAAGGTATTATTATGGATTGGTTGCAGCAGAAGTACATTGGTATAATTTCTGGTCGTTTAGAACGCTTTAAGCGCAAGGGACCGAGTCTATATAATTTTCGTTGTCCTATTTGTGGCGACTCCGAAACGAACAAATCCAAAGCACGTGCATATATCTATGAGAAGCAGGGAAAAATGTTGTTCCACTGCCATAACTGCAATGCGACTTCTTCTGTTCCTAAATTTATCAAGGCTGTGGACCAGAGCGTATATAATGATTATGTTTTCGAAAAGTTAAAGGATGAGAAGTCTCCAGAGCAGGTTGAACTACAAAATTTCGTTGATAAAATGAAAACTCCAGTGTTCCTTAAAAGTGGACCACTGAAGGGATTGAAGAAGATAAGTCAGCTTAAACCAGATGATCCAGTTAAATTGTTCATCTCAAATAGGAAGATACCCAATCCCTATCATGCAAAACTTTTTTCTGTTCCCAATTTTATGGGCTTTGTTAATACTCTTATTCCTAATAAGTTTTCCGAAGAAGCTTTAAAGAAAGATGAAACTAGAATCCTTATTCCATTTTTTGATAAGGATAAAAACTTGCATGCCTTTCAGGGTAGAAGCATAAGTAAATCATCAGTTAAGTATATCACTATTGTTCTTAACGAAAATGTCCCTAAGATATATGGATTAGACACCGTAGATGAAAATCAAAAAATTTACGTACTCGAAGGTCCGATCGATAGTATGTTTTTACATAATGCTATAGCTACCGCTGGTGGTGATCTCGTTTCTGCGATTTCTAGTTTTGAAAAAAACATTATCGTCATCGTCTATGATAATGAACCTAGATCGAGGGAAACAATAAAAAAGCTTGACAAAGCGATATTAAACGGGTATAATGTATGTATCTGGCCGAGCAACCTTGAACACAAGGATGTGAACGATATGATATTAGCAGGATTATCTCCTGAGTTTATTAAACATATAATTGATACAAATACATATAAAGATCTCGCTGCCAAAATGGCGCTTACAAAATGGAGTAAAATATAATGCTTACAAAACTTACTTTTCCTGGACTTGATATCTATGTCGACCTTTCTGATGTCAAATACATCGAACGTGAAATTCGTCCAAATAATCATGGGTTGCTTCTCCCGAATGAAAAAGATTACTACACAAAGATTGCATTATCAAATGGTCGTGTAATCGCATGCACTGAGTCTGTTGAATTCATTATGGAGCAAATGGAGAAAAGTAAAGCATGATTGTAAAAGTAGAATATGATATCAATACAGGTGATTATTACATTCCTATTCCAGAAGAGTTTTATGCAACATTGACTGAACTCGGATGGAATCCAGGAGATGAAATTGAATGGATTGAAAATGGAAATGGGTCTTATACTCTTCAAAAGGTAGAAGTGAATGAATAATGCTAAATTGATTGCAGCAACCGAACCATATATCAATAATGGCGATGGTATTCCAATGACTACAGATGAGTTTATTGCTTATGTTGCCCGCGTAAGTAATCCATCAAATCAAAATAATACAGATACGGCAAATAAATTATTAAAATATTTAGCAAAGAACAAACATTGGTCGCCTTTTGAAATTGTTCACTTGGTCATGGAAATAAATACAACTCGTGATATAGCTCGACAAATTCTTCGTCATCGTTCTTTTACATTTCAGGAGTTTAGTCAACGTTATGCAGATCCAATCAAAGACCTTGGGTTCATCACTCGTGAAGCCCGTCTCCAAGATACAAAGAACAGACAAAACTCAATTGAAGTTGAAGACGATCCAGAGCTCAAACACATGTGGAATGAGCGTCAAAATATAGTAATTGAATATGCAAAAAAAGAATATGATTGGGCTATTAAAAATGGAATTGCAAAAGAACAAGCTCGTGCAGTTTTGCCAGAAGGTCTTACTGTCTCTCGTCTTTATATGTCTGGTTCTCTTAGAAGCTGGATTCACTACTGTCAGTTACGTATGGCTAATGGTACGCAGAAAGAACATCGCGATGTAGCTACTGATGCATGGTACGAAATTACGAAAGTGTTTCCTTCATTAAAGGATACACTAGATATTGGACAATAATAAAAAGAGGTAAACATGTCGCAGATTCAAGTAACTAAAAGAGATGGTAGTACAGAGCCTTTAAACCTTAATAAATTTCACAAAGTTGTAGCATGGGCTTGTAAAGACATTAATGGGGTTTCTGAGTCTGAAATCGAAATTAAATCACAAATACAATTTTATAATAAGATTAAATCATCTGACATTCAAGAAACCTTAATCAAAGCAGCCGCCGACCTAATTAGCGAAGAAACACCGAGTTATCAGTATGTTGCTGGTCGTCTAATCAATTATCATATTCGAAAAGAAGTATATGGAGATTACAATGTACCAAAACTATCTGATCATATCAGCAATGTTATCAATGCTGGCTACTACGACAGTAGCATATACGAATGGTATAACTCAAAAGATATTGACATTCTTGACAGTTATATTGACCATGATCGCGATTTTAACATCGCCTATGTCGGTATGGAGCAATTCAGAGGAAAATATCTCGTTAAAAATAGAGTAACGAGTAAATACTATGAAACACCACAGATGGCATATATGCTTATCGCTATGGTATTGTTTCGCAATTACAAAACAGATAGATTAAAATGGGTGAAGGATTTATATGATTCAATTTCTAATTTCGAAATTTCGCTCCCTACGCCTATCATGGCAGGTCTTCGTACTCCTCAAAAGCAGTTCAGTTCGTGTGTTCTTATTGAAACAGACGACTCACTCGACTCCATTAATGCAACGGCTTCTTCGATTGTTAAGTATGTGTCTCAAAAGGCTGGGATTGGTATTGGAGCTGGTCGTATTCGGGCTATTGGCTCTCCTATCCGTAATGGTGATGCTAGTCATACGGGTGTTATACCTTTTTATAAGCATTTTCAGTCAGCAGTTAAAAGTTGTAGTCAAGGAGGAGTACGAGGAGGCGCTGCGACTCTTTACTACCCTTTATGGCACATGGAAGTCGAGGACATCCTCGTATTAAAAAACAACAAAGGAACGGAGGATAATCGTGTTAGACATCTCGACTACGGAGTCCAATTCAACAAAGTTATGTATGAAAGATTGCTTGCTGGCGGAAACATCACACTATTCTCGCCGCAAGATGTTCCTGACATGTACGAAGCGTTTTTCACAGATACAGAAAAATTCAGAACACTCTATGAAAAATATGAGCGTTCAACCAAAATCAGAAAAAAAACTATTTCCGCGATCGATTTATTCTCGTCATTTATGCAAGAGCGAAAAGACACAGGGAGAATTTATTTACAAAATGTGGACCACGCTAACGACCATGGTTCATTCATTAAGGAAATTGCACCTATCCGTATGAGCAATCTTTGCTCTGAAATTGATCTACCAACTAAACCACTCAAGGATATTAATGATCCAGATGGTGAAATTTCACTATGTACATTAGCAGCTATTAATTGGGGTAAAATTCGCGATCGATCTGATTTTGAACGTCCTTGTACTCTCGTAGTACGTGCTTTGGATGAGTTGCTTAGTTACCAAGATTATCCCGTACTTGCAGCAAAAAACTCCACGATGGCTCGTCGTCCTCTTGGTATTGGTATTATTAATCTTGCATATTGGCTTGCTCGTAATGATTTGAGCTATCAATCTATCAGTAAAGAGGGATTACAGAAATTACATGAGTATACCGAAGCTTGGTCTTATTATCTCATTAAAGCCTCAATCGATCTTGCGGCTGAAGTCGGAGCTCCATCTAAGTCTAACGAGACCAAGTACTCACAAGGTATCTTCCCAATCGACACCTATAAGAAAGAAGTTGACGAGCTCGTAACTCCAATATATACTTTTGATTGGGATGCATTAAAAGAGAGGGCTAAACAATATGGAATTAGAAACTCTACACTCATGGCTCTTATGCCATCGGAAACATCAGCTCAGATCAGTAATGCTACAAACGGGATCGAGCCGCCACGTTCCCTCGTTTCGATTAAACAGAGCAAAGATGGTGTCCTCAAACAAGTCGTGCCAGAGATTCGTAAACTCAAAAACAAATATGATCTCCTATGGGACCAAAAATCTCCCGAGGGTTATCTCAAGATAGTATCTGTTCTTCAAAAGTTTATCGATCAAGGTATTTCTGTTAATACCTCGTATAATCCAAAGTATTATGAAGAAGATCAAATTCCAATGAGTGTTATGCTTCAGCACATGCTTATGTTTTACAAGTATGGTGGGAAGCAATTATATTATTTTAATACAAATGACAATGCAGGGGAAATAGATTTTGTTTCTCCATTATCACTGGGCGAAATAGATGATGTGGACTGTGAAGCATGCAAAATTTGATTAATTATATTAAAAATTCTACAATAATAATATCATTAAATTTAAACCCATTCAACTGGTTCAAAACACCGTTCTGGGTTGACTTTGATACCAAAAGTGATATGGATCCAGGAATGAAGTTGGATTTGGTGGTCAAGGTTGTATTTTTAAAAATAGTAATCTTTATCGACGATGGGAGATGGTAAATGGATAAACTCAATCTTACACACGAAAAGATCTTTTATAAAATCGAGAAAGCACTAAAACTAACTATCGTTCATGTAAAAACTGAAGATAATCTTACGCTATGTTTGTTTGAGTTTGATACTAAAAAGCTATACGAAATGCCAGAAGGTTATATGGATTATGATGCTAAAAAGTACTGGAGAAAAGCAGCATAATAATAGGAAATAATAATGTCATATCTTAATATACCATTACCACCCATAGAGTGTTTTGTAAGATCTAATTTTTTACAAGCCAGACCAGAAAAATTTGAAGAAAATGATACGTATATTCCGTGTGTAATATTTGGTCTTTCATCAATTTCCGGAAATCCACCATTATTTCATTTTTTAATGGAAGATGGGGGAATATGGTGGCGTATGCCTATACATGCTTTTTGTAAATTTCCAACTAAACAGGAAGAAATTTATCAACTTGTTTTATGGAATTCTTTTAGTGAATATGTATCGATAACAACTTTTGATTTTTTAAAAAATAAAACAATGCATTATACCGATAGGTCAAAAAATACAAGAGAAGGAAGATACCTTTTTACTTTAGATTGGTCGCATCAAGATAATTCTATACCAAATTTAGGATTTAGTGAAAATCCAGGACAGCATAAATGTGGTCATGTAATAGAATTAACTGATGGAAATTATGCTATACAGCCTAATAATAGAGTAAAATTATTTGAGCCATCTTTTTGCACAAAATGGAATAAACATATTATCGATAGAAAAATAAATCATAAAGTATGGAATGTAGAAGATAAACCAAGATGGATTTTATCTGATGATGACAGATATGATTACGAAACAGAGGAACAAAAATGAGTGTATTTGATTCAACTAACCGTAAAGATCCAACAAAGGTTCATGCATTTTTTGATGATCCCGTAACGATTGCTCGTTATGATAAACAAAAGTATCCGTTCCTTGAAAAGCTAACTGAGAAACAGTTGGGCTTCTTTTGGCGTCCAGAAGAAATTGACGTTACACGTGATTCAAAAGATTTTAGAGGATTGACTATTCATGAACAGCACATCTTTACCTCCAATCTCAAACGACAGATCCTTCTTGACTCAGTACAAGGGCGTGCCCCAACAGCTGCCTTTGGTCCTATCTGCTCACTTCCTGAACTCGAGAACTGGATCCTTACATGGGCGTTCAGCGAATCTATTCACTCACGCAGTTACACTCACATCATTCGGAACGTATACGCTGACCCGTCTATAATTTTTGATGGTATGATGGACATGAAAGAAATCGTAGACTGCGCTGGTGATATCAGCAAGTACTATGATAATCTTATCGAATATAATAACAAATCAGTTTCAAACAGTGGGTATGGTCATAAGAAAGCATTGTGGCTTACTCTTATGTCAGTTAATATTCTCGAGGGTGTTCGCTTCTACGTTAGTTTTGCTTGCTCTTGGGCATTTGCTGAATTGAAAAAGATGGAAGGTAATGCTAAGATCATCAAGTTGATTGCTCGTGATGAGAACCTTCACCTTGCAGGTACGCAGCAGCTGTTGAAGGTATTACCTACTGATGATCCAGACTATGTTCAAATCCGTGAAGAAACTAAAGATGAATGCATTAAGATGTTCATCGATGCAGTAAATCAAGAAAAAGCATGGGCTCATTACCTGTTCAAAGATGGTTCTATGATTGGTCTCAATGAACAATTATTGAATGACTATATAGAATGGATTGCAAATAAACGTATGACTGCAGTTGGTCTACCATGCCCATATAAAACAGGATCAAACCCACTACCATGGACACAAAAATGGATCAGTGGTTCTGAAGTTCAAGTGGCTCCGCAAGAAACTGAAATTACTAGCTATGTAATTGGTGGTGTTAAAAAAGATATTACTAACGATACTTTCAAAGGATTTTCTTTGTAATATGCACCATTACAAATCAGTTTTCATATCAGATGTACACCTAGGAACAAGAATGAGTCAAGCAGATAAATTGCTTGATTTTATGAAAACATTTGAATGTGATAACCTGTATCTAGTTGGTGATATAGTAGATGGATGGGCTTTAAACTCTGGCTTTTATTGGCCACAAGAGCACAATGATGTAATACAGAAAATTCTTCGTAGAGCTCGTAAAGGAACTAAAGTTGTATACCTTCCAGGAAATCATGATGAATTTCTTCGCTCTTTTGGAGAACATGAGTTTGGAAATATAATCCTAGCTGACACTATTATTCATACAGGTGTTGATGGGAAAAGATATATAGTAATGCATGGTGACCAGTTTGACATCGTAATCAATAAGATGAAATGGTTGTCACATTTCGGTAGCTGGGCATATGATATGCTCATTTATATTAATGTAGTTGTTGTTAAAATCAGAAACCTTTTAAATTTACCCCATTGGTCTTTATCTGCATGGGCTAAGTATAAAGTTAAAAAAGCTATAAATTTCATTGGTGATTATGAAGAAAATCTCTCTAATTATGCAGTATATAAAGGCGTTCAAGGCATTATTTGTGGTCATATCCACCATCCTAATTTGCGAGATATCTCGGGGATTACATATGTCAATTGCGGCGATTGGGTCGAAACTTGTAGTGCGGTTATCGAACATCAAAATGGAACTATGGAAATAATTTATTGGAGATAAATATGAAGAAATTAATTTATGCACTTTTATTATTACCGACTTTAGCAATTGCTGCAAATCAACAGCCACCAAAGCCAATAGATTCATGTAAGGTACAGGTTCCATATGGGTTACCATCTACTGTTGCAAATCATCCTATCATATGTCGCTCTGCATATATCCTCGAGCATGATCCGATTGCAAAAATACCGAACTGGGTGGCGTGGACTCTTACGCCTGATCACGCTATTGGCTGCGTCGTACGAACTAATGCTTTCGCTGCTGACCAATCTCTCCCTGTTGGACAACGATCTGACCCAAAAGATTATGCAGCTTCTGGTTATGATCAAGGTCATTTAGCCAATGATGCTGACATGTCATGGGATGATCAAGTTGAACATGAATCTTTCCTTATGTCAAATATGAGTCCACAGCTTCCATCTGTTAATCGTGGAACTTGGAAAAATTTAGAATCAGCAGCTCGTGCATGGGTTTATTTAACTAAACATCCATTTACTGAATATGCAGGTAATATCTATTCATCAGCCTCTAAAAAAATAGGTGTTAATAAAGTAGTAGTACCAGATGCTCTTTTCAAAATAGTAATTGATAATACAACTAAAAGATCATATGCTTTTTTAATGAATAATAAAGATGGTCTTGATTCTGATTTTACAAAATACCAAGTGACAGTTGCTGATATCGAAAAAGCAACAGGTACAACTTTTCCTGTTCCTGATTCAAAGACAATTAAGAACCCACTTCTACCAGTTGATTTGAAAACACTGGCAGAAGATAAAAAGAAACAATGTAAGGAGTAAAAATGGCTGATAGTATAATCACTTGCACAGAGTGTGAAGCTGAATTTGAAATCATTCATGATACTGTAAACGAACCTGAGTATTGCCCATTCTGCTCTTCAAAACTTACTAAGACAGAGAAGTTTGAAGATGAAGATGAATGGGATGATCAGGACAAAGATCGTTTCTGAGAATAAATACGGGGTAAGGAGTTACCCCATATGTCTGATTATGAAAATCCATGGCTTTACTATGGTATACCATTAAAAGAAGAAATAATAGAAGATTATGTAGGTTTCATCTACATGATAACCAATCTTACAAATCAACGTATGTATATTGGTAAAAAGCTTTTCAAATTCTCTAGAACGAAAAGCATAAAAGGAAAAAAGAAAAAAGTTAAAATTGCTTCTGATTGGAAAATATATTATGGTTCTAATAAAGAATTACAGGAAGATGTTGAAAAAATCGGAGCAGATCAGTTTAGAAGAGTTGTATTGAGACTTTGTAAAACCAAAGGCGAATGTAATTACTGGGAAGCTAAACAGCAATTTGAGAATAAGGTATTGGAAAGTGACATGTATTATAATTCATGGATCTCTGTAAAAATACATAAAGCTCACGTTAAGATTTAACTTGATTTTTTTCTATAATAAGGTATAATCTAGTTCTAGCCCACGTAACCCAATGGCAGAGGTAGGAGACTTAAAATCTCCAAAGTGTCAGTTCGAGTCTGACCGTGGGCACCAAATAAAAGGAGTATATAATGGCGCATCCTCATAAAAATAGACCTCGTAAGGGTCGGCGTAAAATTGGTTCTGCGAAACGCAAAGCAAGAAAAAATAATAAAAAGAAGTAAATAAAATGAAAAAGATCGATATCGAAGAAGTTAAACAGTTTATTCTAAATCAGCCTCCAGAAACAAAGATATATCTTGGTGGAGATTCTGAACGTTTTATGATTGATAAATTGTGGTATGCTGATTACACTCTCGCTATCGTTGTTCATTATAATGGCAATCGTGGCTGTAAAATCTTTGGTGAAGTAGTTCGTGAACGTGATTACGATCAGCAGAAAGATAAGCCACGATTACGTCTTATGAATGAAGTATATAAGATTGCTGAATTATATTTAAAACTAGCAGAAGTATTGGAGGATCGCCATGTGGAAGTACATCTTGATATCAATCCTGATGAACACCACGGTTCTTTTTGTGTTATTAATGAAGCTACCGGATATATTAGGGGTATGTGTAACGTTATACCACTTGTTAAACCCAACGCTTTCGCTGCTTCCTATGCAGCAGATAGGCTTAAAGAAGTTTTAGCAGCTTAGGACCGATAGCCAAGCGGTAAGGCTCACTGCTCATAACAGTGCGAGCGCAGGTTCGAATCCTGCTCGGTCCACCATTTTAATAATATAAATACTTATTCACACGGGCGTTATTCCTTTACCGTCCGTGTGTAAAGCATAGAGAGAGTATCTCTGTGTAAACACTAAGGAGAGAAGATGAAGAAACTTATACTATACCCCCTTATGGGGATTAGTATGTTGACTTCAGCCTATGTAACCTCATGTGAAGCTCTTTCGAAAGAGCAAGATCATAAAGGAAATCTAATTATACAAGATCTAGTTACATATAAAGCTAATCAACATCAAATACCTCCAGCATTTGCGCATGCAATTATTATGGTAGAATCAACATACAATATTAAAGCGCAAAATGGAAGTTCAATTGGTCTTGGGCAAATTCAATGTAGAACTGCTCATGGTCTCGGATTGGAAGGAAAATGTAGTCAGTTATATGACCCTGAAACCAATCTAGAATATGCCTTTCAATATTTAAAAATGGCCATCGACAGAGCGAATGGTAATTTGTGTCATGCAGCTACTCTATATAATAGAGGATTAGAATCAAAAGCAAAAGATTCTTCTTACTGCAAAAGGGTAATGAAAAACATCAATTAACGAGTGGGGGGAAACCCCCACTCTCATAGATTGGAAAATAATATGATTATGAAAGACGATAAAACTAATATACCAAGTATCGCAGATCATCATTATTTACTTTTTAATAAACCATTTGATCCTTCTTCAACGGGTGATGCAATTGAGTTTATTATTGCTCGTAATTTAATGAAAAAAGATTATCCTAAAATGATTAAGATGATTATCAATTCTCCTGGTGGAGAAGTACCATCTGCATTTGCACTTATTGATACAATGAGAGGATCTACTATTCCAGTTTATACATATGGTCTTGGTGAAATTGCAAGTTGTGGATTACTTACCTTTATTGCAGGTCAAAAAGGTCATCGATACATCACACAAAATACAAGTATTCTTTCGCATCAATTTACATGGGCATCATGGGGCAAAGAACATGAACTTATGGCTCGTGTTAAAGAGTTTAATAATACTAATGAAAGAATAATCGATCATTATAAAAAATGCACTGGTTTATCAGAAGCTAAGATTAAGAAATACCTGTTGCCACCAGAAGATGTTTGGCTAACTGCAGAAGAAGCAATTGATTACGGCGTTGCAGATAAAATTGTTGACTTTTATTGAGATAAGTAGTATAATAGATTATGGAGAATAATATGTTTGATTTTGTATCAGGATATAGTGAACTTGAAATATTAGTTCGTTACGATATGTTTAAAGCTGGTCTTGATCCAGATAAACAGTGTGACATTGAATTATTTTGGGAGTGGAGATTATCATGAATGTAGAAATTTATACCAAACCAGATTGCCCTTATTGCTCGCGAGCCAAGAGTTTGCTCCGAGATAAACAAATTCCTTTCACTGAACAAAAACTAGATGAAGATTTTACTCGTGAAATTCTTCTCGAGAAATTTCCAGAAGCCAAGTCATTTCCAGTAGTTGTAGTTGACGGTTTCCGAATTGGTGGATATACAGAACTTCGTACCATGCTCATGGAAGAAGCTCAAGATAACCGTAAATTATTGAACGAAGGAAATTGATATGGTTTTCAAACGTGATGAAGTTATCAAGGATCTAAGAGAATTTGTGGCAGAAGTTTCTTTCACAAAAGTAGATGGTCAGAACAGAGTGATGCGTTGTACGCTTAAACCTGATTTATTACCAGCTAAATATATCACAGAAGAAATCGAAGCTGAAAAGAAATTTCATGCAGAGAATACAGATGTTATTCGAGCATGGGATGTTCAAATCGGAGCGTGGCGTTCATTTCGTATGGACAGTGTAATTTATTTTCAAGTTATTGATGCATACTAAAATGAAAAAACTTGTTATGGTTGACGTTCTATCACAATTTCGCCTACGTTATTGTGTAGAAGTAGAAGATAATATCGATCACGCACTCGATGAAGTTGTAATGCGAGAAAATGATTCAGATTTCACCGAGTTTTCACAGAAACACCTTGGACCAACTGTAATGATTTCTCATCGCGAGATTAGCGAAGAAGAATACCTCCGCATGTTTGATGAAGATAATGATTATCTACAAACATGGACAAAAGAGAAAAAATTCAATTTTATCAACAAAATTAACTACGAAGAGGACGAATGATGTCATCATACTGGGGCTACCATCTTATGCTTGACTGCGCTGGCGCAGATCATGGAATGATTACTGATGGTGAAAATATTTCTAATTTCGCCAAGGAATTGGTTAAGCGTATTGACATGGTGGCTTATGGTGAGCCGCAGGTCGTAAATTTCGGAAGTGGTAATAAGGCTGGATTTACTTTAGTTCAACTTATTGAAACAAGTAACATTGTTGCCCATTTCTGTAACAATACTGATACATTCTACCTTGATGTATTCAGCTGCAAAACTTTCGATAATGATGTAGTTATTCAAACTGTTCGTGAATTCTTTAAGACAGGTTCCGAAAGAGTTATGTTCGTTACTAGACAGGCATAAACATGAATGTACTTTTGACTGGTGGCGCTGGTTTCATTGGCCACCACATTATAGAATATTTTCTCGATAATACAGACTACAATATCGTTAGTTTAGATCGGCTCGATTTCTCTGGTAATCTCAACAGAATTGAAGAGGTTGTCAAAGATCGAGCCGACAAACATCGTGTCAAAGTAGTTTACCACGATCTTAGAGCAGCGATTAGTCCGCAAATTGCAGATACTATCGGACCAATTGATATTATCCTTCATGTCGCTGCTGCTTCTCACGTTACACGCTCTATCAAATATCCAATGGAGTTTGTTGAAAATAACGTCGTTGCTACAGTTAATCTCCTTGAGTATGCTCGGACATTAAATAATCTAGAACGCTTTGTATACTTCTCTACAGATGAAGTATTTGGACCTGCAGTTCCTGGATATAGTTTCACAGAATATGACCGCTTTAACCCTACCAACCCTTACTCGGCTTCTAAAGCAGCTGGTGAGGCTATGTGCGTAGCATATCAGAATACTTACAAACTGCCTATATACATTACACATACAATGAATGTCTACGGCGAACGTCAGAATCCCGAAAAATACATTCCTATGTGTCTTAAGAAAATCGTAAATAACGAAAAACTAACGATCCACTATGATAGTAAGACCAATAACATTGGAAGTCGTTGTTACCTCCATGCTAAGGACGTAGCCTCTGCTCTTTTGTTTATTTTGAATTTAAAACAAATTGCTATTAATAGTATGGGAGGATCCTGCCCTAAGTTTAACATCGCATCTGATATCGAGTGGAATAATCTACAAATTGCAGAGATGTTAGCTTTAAGCTTAAAAGTTGAACTCAATTACGAATTAGTTGACCCAAATATCGAACGTCCAGGACACGATTTCAGTTACGCAATTTCAGGCGATTATCTGCGTGGTTTAGGATGGCAACCTTCAATGCCTATTGAAGAGAGAATCGAGAAGGTTTCTAATTGGTATAACGAAAATAGAATTTGGTTGAAATAGGAGTATATTATGCCTTTTGCAAAAGATAATCTTTCTGGTAATGCCAAGGGTGGCACAGAATTAATGAAGTATGCGCTTGAAAAGCGTTTAGAACCTGAATTGCTTGATAAATTTCAGATATTTGTATCACGTGTCCATGAAGAACTTTCAGAAGATCACGTTCGTATCCTTTGGTGTCAGGATTTAGCAGGTGATCCAGAATCAGATCATCTTTACAATCGTGGATGGGAAAAGTTCCATAAGTTGGTATTCTCTTCTCATTATCAGATGAAGGCGTATATCGATAGGTATCAAATTCCATGGTCAAAGTGCATCGTTCTTCATAATTGCATCGAACCCATTAACTTCACTATGGAAGATAAGAAGCGTGATATTATCAAGTTGATTTATCACACTACTCCACATCGTGGTTTACAAATTCTCGTTCCAGTTTTCCAAAAGCTAAGAGAAACATTCGATAATATCGAACTTGATGTTTATTCTTCGTTTAAGGTTTATGGATGGGATCAGAGAGATGAACCTTTCCAGCAATTGTTTGACACTTGCAATAACACTCCTGGGATTAATTATCATGGAGCTGTTTCTAATGAAGAGATTCATAATGTTTTAAAAACAAGTCACATTTATTCTTATCCCAATATCTGGGAAGAGACTAGCTGTATCTCTCTTATGGAAGCTATGAGCGCAGGTGTGGTTTGTGTTCACCCGAACTATGGTGCACTACCTGAAACTGCAGCTAACTGGACACATATGTATCAGTGGAACGAGAATATGAGTGATCATGCTAATATGTTCTACACTGTTCTTCGTAATGCAATTGAAGAGATCATCAATGCAACGGACGAAGAATATCAAAATAAGATTATGATCCAGAAAACATACGCCGATGTATTCTATAATTGGAACACAAGAATCAATCAGTGGAATGCTCTTCTTGGTAGCTTACAAAACCTTCCTCGGGAGTTTCCAAAGGCTAAATTTATTTACAAAACCTCTTAATATAAATACAATTAAAGATTGACTTTCCTTAAAAAATAAGGTATAATAATGAGTGTTAAGTTGGAAAGTAACAATGTTATTTTGTTTCCGAAAAAGAGCTCTAAAGAGCTGAAATATTCTATTGAGGAAATAGATCGTAATCTTGAGATGGTCAAACACTATCATATACAAGAAACGATAGCAAGTATCGCGCCTATGATATTCAATCAATTAGACATTGCTGGATTCACAATGGTTAGCGATGAGGAAGCAGAAGATGATCCATTCTTAGATATTATAGATGGCGCATTTGTTATTGAATCATTACGGTCTTTGATGTGTAAATATTATGGACTGTATCATCCTTTCCAAAGGATAACAGAGAATGTCTTTATCCCAGATGATGAAGATCCAGAAGCGTTAAAAATTGTAGATGAACTTGTAGTAAACTTAAAAAGAAGTGACGATACAGAAGAATAGGTGATTTGTGATTATTGTAGACTTGAATCAGGTTATGTTATCTAATCTGCTTATGCAGTTAGGAAACCATACTAATGCCCATCTTGAAGAGAATATGGTTCGCCATATGATCTTAAATTCCCTACGTTCTTATAAAACTAAATTCGGCGATGAATATGGCGAATTAGTTATTGCCTGTGATAATACCAATTACTGGCGTAAACAAGCGTTCCCTTATTACAAGGCAAATCGCAAGAAAAATCAAGAAGCTTCTGAAATGGATTGGAAGTCTATCTTCGAATGCATGAACAAGATTCGTTCAGAGCTTAAAGAATATTTTCCCTACAGAGTTATCGATGTTGAATCTGCAGAAGCGGATGACATCATTGGCACTCTCGTAAATGAATTTGGTGCTGTCGTTGGTGGAGCGCCAATACTAATCCTGTCAGGCGATAAGGATTTCATCCAACTTCATACATACTCAAATGTATCGCAGTATGATCCTACTCGTAAAAAGTGGATCAAGCATGATGATCCAAATAAATTCCTCAAAGAACATATTATGAAAGGTGATGCAGGGGATGGCGTACCTAATATTCTTTCAAATGATAATTGCTTTGTGGTTGGTGACAGACAGAAGCCTTTGACTACAAAGAAAATGGATCACTTAATGGTCCTAGACGTTTCACAATATGATAGTGTTGTTGCAAGAAATTATCAACGCAATGCACAATTGATTGACCTGAGCTTTACACCGAAGGAAATTCGTAGTAAGGTTATGGAACAATATAATGCACAGGCTGGACGTGATCGTTCAAAACTTATGAACTACTTTATCGCAAATAGATTGAAAAATCTTATGGAAAACATCGCGGAGTTTTAAATGCAAGTTGGATTAGCAGAATTTTTAGAAAAAGTCGGCAAAATGAAAAAGACCCAAGAGAAGGTTGAAGCTCTTAGGTACAATGATAGTTTACCATTACGTATTATTCTTCAGGGTGCATATGACCCAGGAGTCGTATGGTTGTTACCTCCAGGTATACCACCATATAAGCCAAACGAATTGGTTGATCAGGAAAATGTTCTTATTAGAGACTGTCCTAAGTTGAGATACTTCATTAAAGGATTTCATGACAACCTTGCACAGCTTAAAAGAGAAACAATGTTTGTTGAATATCTTGAGCGTTGTGCACCTGCAGATGCAGCAATGCTCTGTGAAATTAAAGACAAGAAGCCAATTAAAGGCATTACCCTTCAACACGTAGTAGAGGCACTTCCAGGATTAATCAATGGGCAAGTCAACGGTTAATAAGTACAAAAGATATGATTATGAAGATGAAGAGGAATATTCCTCTTCTTCCAAATACGTAGACAAAAGAAAGCAAAAAAGAGTAGATCGTGCATTGCGCATTAAAGATGTTTCTACTCTAGTTGAAATGGACAATGAAGGCGATGATCCTATCAATTGGCAAATTGATGAGGATGATAATCTTGAGTTTGCGAAAGTACAGTGGAAATAATGCCAACATATAAATTTGTAAATAATGATACTGGTGAGGAGTTCGAGGACTTTATGAGTATCTCGGCTCTAGATGTTTATTTGGAAGAAAATAAAAACGTAACCCAACTAGTAAACGGTGCACCTCATATTGTTTCTGGTAGAGGCATGGGCAAACCTGACAACGGTTTCCGTGATCTATTAAAAAATATTAAGAAGGAACATAGCAAAGGTATTTCGAGGAGCACTGTAAATACATTTTAATAAGGACCATTATGGAAACGAATCAAAGGTTAACAAGAAAAGAAAAAAGAATCCTTCGTCAAAACGGTCAGAAAGAAATTAATCAAGAGAAATTAAATTTTAAACTAAAGAATGTAGATCCACTAACACAGAATCAAAAACTCTCTTTTGAAGCATATAACAGTGGTAGAAATTTAATGCTTCATGGTATAGCAGGTACTGGCAAAAGTTTTATCTCACTTTACCTTGCTCTTAATCAGGTTCTTACAGAAGAGAGTAATTATAAAAAAGTTATTATCGTTAGAAGTGTAGTACCAACAAGAGACATGGGCTTTCTTCCAGGTAATACAAAAGAGAAAACCAAAGTTTATGAGGCTCCATATTATGCAATATGTTCTGAGCTTTTTGGCAGAGGTGACTCCTATGAATATCTCAAGCAAAAGAATATAATTGAGTTTATCAGCACATCTTTTATTCGTGGTGTTACTCTTAATGATTGTATTATTATTGTTGATGAAATCGCTAACATGACATTGCATGAGCTTGACTCTGTTATTATACGTGTTGGTAAAAATTGTCGTATTGTTTTCTCTGGAGATTTTAGACAGTCTGATTTTACCTTTGAACGTGATAAAAATGGTCTTAAAGATTTCATTAAAATTATTCAGAAGATGAAATCATTTACTTTTATCGACTTCGATGAAAACGATATTGTTAGAAGTGCTATGGTGAAAGATTATATTATTCAGAAAGATAGGTTGAAGATTGTCGCGTAAAACATTTAAGCATCAGTTTGTTCCAGTTGTAGATCTTACTACTGAAACAATTGATGGCCAAAGACATTATGTTCTTCCAGATGGTATTACCAAATTAAAATCGGTAACTACCATACTGGGAGAAAAAACAGATAAAACTTCATTACTTGAGTGGAGAAAACGAGTTGGCGAAGAAGAAGCCAATCGTATCTCCACTCAAGCTGCACGTAGAGGTACAGCTATACATAATATGGCTGAGAAGTATCTTCTTAATGAGGACATGACACCTATCTTTCAAAAAGAAATGCCGATTAATATCGAGACGTTTCAGAAGATACAACCTGTGCTTAATGAACACGTCGGAACTATTTTGGGAATTGAAACACCACTAGCTTCCAAAACTCTTGGTTGTGCAGGTCGTACTGACCTTGTAGCAGAGTATGATGGTGTATTGTCTATTATTGACTTTAAGACATCTAAGAGATTAAAAGAAGAAAGTTATATTGAAAATTACTTCTTACAGGCTACTGTTTATTCTATGATGTTTGAGTGGACATATAATTTATCAGTTCCACAAATTGTTATTATCATAGCTGTAGATGATGAAAGCACGCCCCAGATTTTCATCAAAGAGCGTGTTTATTATATTGACAAAGTGTTAGAGATCTTTAAAAGATAAATAAAGCTGTTATCATGATTGATTGAAATTTGATTTGAAAGGATCTATCATGTCAACAACATCAGATAAAACAGCTCAAATGAGCGAAACATTAGCAGCAAGCGCGAGTAAAAGCGCATTAGTAGAAAAGATTGTATTCGCTGCAGTACCTATTCTTTTCTCATGCGTAGTATATCTATTTACCGCATTAAGTTCTTCCAATCATGCCATAACAGTATTAGAGAGTAAGATTGCAGTTGTTGTTAATAACGATAACAAAGCAATTCCACCACAGGGTACTACTATCGATATGGCTCAAATTCGCGAATCACTCAATGAGAAAATTGATAAAGTAGAAAAAGATGCAGCTCTTGCAAGAGCAAATATGACACTTGATAGAGAGAAACAGTTAGCTGCTTTAGAAAAACAACGTATGGAAATGATGGCTGAGGCGGCTCAAGCTCGTGCAGCTATTAGATCTGATAGTGCTGCATTATCTAATAAATTAACCAGCGACCTTTCTGATCATGTTGATGCAAATGAAAAAAATGCAGCGTTAGCTAGAGCAGATCTTGATAAGAGAATTGCTCTTATTGAAAAAGATTTACAGTGGATTAAATCTAAAAAATAATTGGTGGAGAATAGCGGAATCGAACCGCTGAATTCTGCGTGCAAGGCAGACATGTTACCACTAGCATTAATTCCCCGAAATTGGAGCGGACGATGGGGGTCGAACCCACGACATCTTGCTTGGCAAGCAAGTGCTCTACCACTGAGCTACATCCGCATTATTGGTAGTCGGTGACGGGCTCGAACCGCCGACATTCTCGGTGTAAGCGAGATCCTCTACCAACAGAGCTAACCGACCATTATTTAAATTTTACTATCTTTTGTTCTATATCATTATTTATGAATACAACAAGAGTGCTTTCGTCAGAATCATATCCGCCAATGTGTTCTGGCCATGGATATACAGACGTAATACCTTTCTTGTTAGCAAGATCGGTAATTTGTTCATTGACTGCTGAATAGCTTTCACCAATGAATTTGTTAAACTCTTCCATATCATTCTCCTATAAATAGCAGTAACATACTATATAGTCATTGGAGAATTATTATGATAGATTTGCCTTTCTTAGAAAAAGCGTATATATTTGCATCACTGGCAGGAGCTGCCTATAAAGATGATTGCGAAGAAGATTTCGAAAAATTAGGTTTAGAAAACTATGTGTTCTTTGATAATCTAGGAGCACAAGGTCATGCTGCATGTAACGAAACTGATATGATTATAACATGTCGTGGCACACAACCAACTAAAGCTAATGATCTGTTAGCTGATATCGATACAATTCCAAAACGTCACGGTGAAGGATTTGTCCATGAAGGTTTCAGACGCGAAGCTAGAAAAATTCTTCCACTAATTTTTAATTATATTAGAAAATATCCTAATCGTAGAATATGGCTAACAGGACATAGTCTTGGCGCTGCAATGGCAACTTATATAACACAAGAGTTAGAATTTGCTAACTTACAAACTGCTATGTTATTTACTTATGGTAGTCCAAGAGTAGGAAGCCATGCTTACGTTGAAGGTTTTAAAACAGAACATCATCGTTTTGTTAACTGCAACGATATGGTAACTACTGTTCCACCAGCAGTATTTTTGTTTAAGCACCATGGAACGCTACACTATATCAATTTCTATGGAAATATACGTAAATTAACAGGTTGGCAACGTATTAAAGATAAGTGGCGTGCACATAAAAGGGCATGGGCAAAAAAAGAATGGTTTGATGGCATATATGATCATAGTATAAGCCTATATGCCACCAAGATTAAGAAAATGGCACCAGTGTAGGGAGTCGAACCCTAGCCCTCGGTTTTGGAGACCGATATGCTACCGTAACACTTCACTGATACAAAATTGGCGGAGAGTGAGAGATTCGAACTCTCGGAACTGTTTCCAGTCCGCACATTTAGCAAACGTGTGCCATAAGCCTCTCGGCCAACTCTCCTTATTCTATTAAAACTTTACAGTTAAGCCAACCATAACTTCATCGCCAGTAGCATTAAAGCTAGTGGTAGTGTCGAAGTTACGAGCAACCTTTGCAGTTACGCTATACTTTGAATTGATGTCATATGTGACACCAGTTGCAAGCTGATGGCTTGCATAGCTGTAAGTAGCAGTATCGAATGAGTTACGATAACGATACTGAACTGCATTAAGAGTTAGACCGTCCATAACCTTATAGTCTGCTGCGCCATAAAGTGCATAGTATGGGAAGTTAGCAGTAGTGAACTTTTCACCAACGCCGACCTTACCAGATACAGTTACACCAGCCATTGCAGGAAGTGCATATCCAGCCTGAACTTCAAGATTCTGATTCAACTGTGAACCTGATACCTGAGTGGTTTTAGCCATACCACCAACACTGAAGCCATTACCAAGGTTATGCTTATATGTTAGCTGATATGCATCATCAGCCTTTGCACCGAAATTATTTCCGAGATCTTGTCCATAAGAAACAGTCAAGCTATCAGTGCTTGCTGGAGCAACTGCAGCTACTGGAGCTGGAGTTGGAAGAGGAGTTTTCTTCTTTGAAGGGAGATCAGTAGCAAATGCAGATGTTGCAACAAGAAGTGCTGCAGTAGTAATTACAATATTTTTCATTAGTTTCTCCTAGTGTTTTGGTCATAATAACCGTTAATATTTAGTTAATGGCGGACAGGGTGAGATTCGAACTCACGGTAGACTTTCACCTACGCTAGTTTTCAAGACTAGAGCCATAAACCGCTCGGCCACCTGTCCGTTATTTTTAGTAATTCTTCAGACGGTTTCTCATTTCTGTAGAACTGAAACTATGTAATCTTGGTTCATTATAAAATATCTCAATATTGCGAGACAAACAAATATTTTTACCAGTATAATTTTTATCGAAATATTCATATCCTAAGAAACGAATATCAATTCTAATAGTTGCTAAAAGATTTTCTAAATCTTTCTCTGTATCATATGGGATAATCTCATTTACAAATTTACAAGAGTTCAACTGAACATATCTTTCAAATGTAGATTGTACAGGTCTTTGTTTTGTATCTGGTCGATCAATAGTTGGATCAGTTTGCAAACCGACGATCAGATGATCGCAATATTCTTTACATTCTCCTAGCATAGCAATATGACCTGGATGTAAAAGATCAAATGCCGAACATGTAAACCCAATTCTCATATCGAAACTACCTTACTGTTAATAGCTATACTTATTCTATCTTCATCGGACTCATTTGGAAGAACATGATGTTCTAACCAAGCTGGAAATACTATAAAAATATTATCTCTTGGTTCAATCCTATAATTGAATGAATTGTATCCATTATACGATTCAACAAGAGAATCATCAATAGCCCATTCATGTGCAACTATTGGACTTTTAAAAACTATATTGCCTGAGTTTGTCGGTGCTTTGGGATAATAAACACCAGAGAAAAAAGATCTAGGGTGACTATGTAATACATTATAGTTGTCTTTTTGATTTATATTAATCCAACCATTAATAATTTCTTGTTTAAAAGTATTTTTGAACTTATAATGTTTATATACATTGTTGAATATTTTTTCAGACTCGCTGAATAATTCATTCAATGGCGATTCTTTATCCCAATCAATACCATTGCTTTGCCATCCATGTATATTACTTATAACTCTGCCTTTATCTTTTTCTTTTAGATCATAACAATAATCTATGATAGATTTGTTATCAAGATTAAGTTCTTGTAATGCTATAAAATTAACAAATATCTCACTCAATAACATATTATAACTCCATCATAATTGGGTGCGCAGCTAGGAATTGCACCTAGATCTAGAGCGTATGAAACTCTCGAGTTACTGTTTCTCCACCGCGCAATAAACTGGTGCAAGTAATTGGAGTCGAACCAATCT